AGTTTCTGACATGACTAATGGTAGATACAATTTACTAAAATGGGATAAGCAAGAAAGAAAATATTATCCTATTGAAATTAACTTATATGAAAGAGGAAAGATAGATGAGTAATATTAATTTTGAAGAAGACCAACAAGACCTTGTAGATAAAACTGCAAGTATACAATCTCTAGCAGATCAAATACAAATGTTAGAAAGTTTAAATAGTAGAATAGAAAGTAGTGAAAACAATCTTAAAGATTTAAAAAAAGAACATGACCGATTGTCTGGAGAAGTAATTCCGACCATGATGGCTGAAATGGGATTAGCACATCTTAAATTAGCAGATGGTTCAACGGTAGATGTTAAACCGAATTATAGTGCGAGTATTACTATTGCAAATAGAGAGAAAGCATTTAACTGGCTTCGTGAAAATGGCTTAGGTGATATAATCAAAAATGAGATATCCGTATCATTTGGTCGTAACGAGGATAACAAGGCAGCTGATTATGCTGCTCTTGCAGAGGAACGTGGGTTTCAACCGACACAAAAGTTGAAGGTTGAGCCCATGACTCTTAAAGCGCTAGTCCGTGAGCGTTTAGAGGCAGGTAAAACAATGCCAACGGAAATTTTCAACGTGTTTGTTGGAAATAAGACAACAATAAAAAGGAACAAATAAACATGAACCAAGTAGCAGAAAAAAAAGAAGGAGCATTGGCAACATTTGATATGGAAGCTGATGCACAACAAGGAACTCAAAATATATCGCAAGAAGATCTTGCGTTACCATTCTTAAAAATTTTGGGTCAACTATCTCCAGAAGTAAACAAAAGAGATGGTAAATATGTCGAAGGCGCAGAGCCTGGCAAAATAATCAACACAGTTACAAACGAATTGTTTGATAAAATTAGTGTTGTACCTTGTCACTACAAAAGACAATACATTGAATGGCAAGACAGAGGTACCTCGGGAAGTGGTGCACCTGTTGCAATTCATGACGCTGACAGTGATATTGTTAGTCAAACTACTAGAGGTAAAGACTACAAAGACAGATTACCAAATGGTAATTATCTCGATAACACAGCAAGTCATTTTGTATTGACTCTTGGTGATACACCATCATCAGCTTTGATTTCTATGAAATCTACTCAATTAAAAGTTAGTAGAAAATGGAATTCATTAATGATGGGTTTAAAACTACAAGGTAAAAATGGTTTGTTTACACCGCCAACTTATAGCCACATTTATAATCTATCTACCGTTCAGATGTCTAACGACAAAGGAACATGGTTTGGATGGGAAGTGGAAAAGATGGGACCAGTTACAGATAAAGCAATCTATGATATGGCTAAATCTTTTGCATTGAGTGTAGGTAAAGGTGAAGTGGAAGCTAAACACGGATCAGAAGATACTAAAGACTCAACACCATACTAATCGAATCCTAGGAGTAGGCGCGGAAGCGAGAGTGGAAGCGCCTATTAAAAATTATGTTTGAAAAAATATTTAAAGGATTGGAACGTGCGCATGGTTGCACCAAAGTTACAGCACCGGCAGAAAACGGTGTTAAACTAAAAGGACAATCATTCGTAGTACGTCAACCAGTGACCACGGAACTGTGGAAGATGCACCTAGATGGTACACAAAGTCTGGGCATCATACCTATTAACGAAGACAATCAATGTATATGGGGATGTGTAGACATAGATTCATACGCAGGGTTTGATCACAAAAAATTAATTGATAAGATAAAACAATTTAAATTGCCTCTGGCTGTGTGTAGGTCGAAGAGCGGAGGAGCACATGTCTTTCTCTTCTCCGTTGAACCGGTAGCAGCAGAAAGCATGAGAGATAAACTAACGGAAATAAAAACACTACTAGGATACGGCGGATCAGAAGTCTTTCCAAAACAAATACAATTAAAATCAGCAGATGACACAGGTAATTTTTTAAACCTACCATATTTTGGTGGTGAAGATACTACACGTTATGCATTTAGAGCGGATGGTGAAGCTGCAACATTAGAAGAATTTTACACTATATACAGTGAGATAAAACAAACAGATATTACAAAAATAAAAATAGAAAGACCCGTAACAGAATATTCAGATGCACCACCATGTATAGAACTTATGGCTATGAATAAAATACCAGAAGGTGGTAGAAATAATTCTATGTTTCATTTTGGTGTGTATGCTAAAATGAAATGGCCTGCGGAATGGAAAAGTAAGATGACTTTGTTTAATGCAACAGCATCAACAACACCATTAAGTGAGTCTGAAGTAGAAATAATTAAACGTCAACACGATAAAAAAGAATGGGGTTACAAATGTAATGATACTCCGATGTGTAACTTGTGTGATAAAAAATTATGTAGAGAAAGAAAATATGGTATTGGTGAAGAGATAGTGTTTCCTGCACTAACTGATTTACAAAAAATTAAATTAGAAAAACCATATTATTATCTTAACGTAGATGGACAAAGATTGCATCTTGAGAATGTAAAATTTTTAAAACAACAAAGTTTGTTTCAAGAAGCTTGTATGGAACAATTAGATTTTAAACCACCAACAGTAAAACCAAAAGATTGGGACATGATAATAAACCCACTGATGAAGAACCACGAACCAATAGATCCACCAGAAGGTGTTGCAACACAAGATCAATTGCAAAATCATTTAGAAACGTTCTGTTTAGATAGACACGTAGGTTCAGATATTAAAGATTTAAAACGTGGTGGTGTATTAACTAAAGAAGGTAATCACCATTTTGTATTTGATAGATTTTACAATGATTTTTTAATAAGAAGACGTTGGGATGTAGGTTATCAAAGAACAGCGCAGATGTTAAAAGAAACATGTAACTGTGATGACAAACGTATTGGTAAAGAAAGAATTTCTGTGTTTGTTGTAAAACAGTTTGATAAAAAAACAGATGACTACAATCAAAAAGAATTAAAACCAAAAGATGTATTCTAATGAATCAATTATCTTTTTTTAAACAACAACCGATAATAAAAAAATTAGATAAAACACTTCTTAAACCTAAAAAATTAGAAAATGTTAACCCAATATTTGCTCCTAATAAATATATTATATATCCAACAAATGGATGGCATTATTTTAAAAACTGTCAATTAATTCCTGAACATAATAAATATAAACAAAAAATATGGCCTTTTATAAGTTACAAAACAGATAAAGGTGAAACAAAAATATCTAGTGTGCGTTGGGGAACAACAACTGGCTATCCTACAGTTAGTTTAGATAGGGTTGATGGAAGAATAGCTGTTCCATATTTGATGCATGTTATAGTAGGTGAAGCATTTGTTCCTAAAATAGAATCAAATAAAAAGTTAGAAGTTGCACACATGTATGATGAAGATTGTTGTTATCTACCAGAATTTTTATTATGGCAAACAAGAGGGGAAAATCAAAACGGTAAAAAAAGTCGTAAACCAAGTATAGATATAGAATGGAAATCAATGTTGGCACAAGGATCAGTAAAAGAATGATAGATGGTGTAGCATTAATAACAGTTATATGTATAGCGGCATGGTTAGTAAATAATATATGAGAACAATAGTATTAGGACCACCAGGTACAGGGAAAACCACAACTTTGTTAAACAAAGTTGATGACTATCTTAAACAAACTGATCCTGACAAAATAGGTTATTTTGCATTTACACAAAAAGCTGCACATGAAGCGAGAGACAGAGCAATTAAAAAATTTAATTTTACAGAAGATGACCTACCATATTTTAGAACACTACACTCACTAGCATTTAGAAAACTAGGGTTGAAAAAAGATCAAGTTATGCAAGAAAGACATTACAGAGATTTAGGAGATAAGATAGGTTTTCCAGTAGGATCAACAGCTTACGAAGAAGACAATGATGGTATTAGTTGTAAGTTTAGTTCTAAAAGTGAGTATTTAAGAATGATACAGTTAGCAGAACTTAGAAATATAACTCCAGAACAACAGTTTGATTTAAAAGAACACACACAAGATTTGGAGAGAAGCAAGCTAACAATAATACACAATGAATTAGCAAGATACAAAAAAGATTATTCATTAATAGATTTTAATGACATGATAACAGAGTTTACAAAATCAGATAAATCCCCAAAGTTTGATGTAGTGTTTATTGATGAAGCACAAGATCTTTCATTAATGCAGTGGGATATGACACGATCTATTTGGAATAAAACAAAAGATACTTTCATTGCAGGAGATGATGACCAAGCAATTTATAAGTGGGCTGGTGCAGATGTAGATTCTTTTATTACACTAGAAGGACAATACTTACCACTTACTCAATCATATAGAATACCTGCTAAAGTACATGGATTAGCAATGGGTATAATTAATAAAATTAAAAATAGAATAGATAAATCTTGGAAACCTAGAGTTAGTCAGGGAAATTTATACAGACATTTTGATGTAGATAGTATTGATATGTCACAAGGTGATTGGTTGGTTTTAAGTAGAACAAGACATATGTTAAATAACATAGGTGAGTCTTTGTACAGACAAGGATTGTATTATGAAAACAGATATAAACGAAGCAGTGAAAAAGAATTACACAGAGCAGCGACGTCTTGGGAAAATTTAAGAAAAGGACATTTAATATCTTACAAAGAAATAGAAAACATAATTAAATATGTTGGTCCTAAAAATTGGCATGCTAAAAAAATAAAAGGTATGGCTAAAGGATCTTTTTATGGAATAGATCAACTTGTAAAAGATTACGGTCTACAAGTTAAAACAGTTTGGTACGAAGCATTTGATATTGCAGGACAAACTAAGGTAAACTATCTTAGGAAGATGAGAAAGAATGGTGAGAAACTAAACGAAAAACCTAGAATTGAGTTATCCACTATACATGCAGCTAAAGGTGGTGAAGCAACAAATGTTGTGCTATTAACAGATCTTACAGAAAATACTATGAGAAGTTATGAAAGAAATCCAGATGACGAGAATAGATTATTTTATGTAGGTGCAACAAGAACGAAAGAAAACTTACATATAATAGAACCAAAGAAATACGAAAAAGGATACATACTATGACAAATAAAGATATGTTTAAATCAACAAACTACAATTCTTTAGAAGATCAGATAGGTGGGAAGCACTATCGATCGATGAAGATACAACCTGCTGAATTTATAAATGAAAACAAATTATTATTTGCGGAAGGCAACGCAATCAAATATATTTGCAGGCACCAATCAAAAGGAAAAGCAGAAGATATAGAAAAAGCGATACATTATTTAGAAATGATATTAGAAAGAGATTATGATGCCGGCTAAATTTATAGTTAAAAAAACAATACAAGTTGATACACATGAGTTTGAATTAGAAATTTATCCAAGACTAGTTTCTTGGGAAGTATTTCCAGCAAATCATGAAGCAGCTTTGTATGCATTTAGTAATAAAGAAAAATTAAATAAAACAATAGAAACTAACCACGTATACGAAAAAAGGAAAAAGTAACATGCAAATACCACTATTTAAACCACAGACTGAATGGCTACCACCAGAAAATTTTCCAGACTTATCTAAGTATGATGAGATAGCAATTGACTTAGAAACTAAAGACCCGGACCTTACAAAGATGGGATCAGGATCTATAGTTGGTAAAGGTGATGTTGTAGGTATTGCGGTAGCTGTTAAAGGTTGGTCTGGTTATTACCCTATTGCTCATGAAGGTGGTGGTAACATGAGTCGAGCAAAAGTTTTAAAATGGTTTCAAGGTGTACTTAGTACACCCGCAGATAAAATTTTTCACAACGCCATGTATGACGTGTGTTGGATTAAAGCGCTTAGTCTAAGTATCAGCGGTAGAATTGTGGACACGATGATTGCATCGGCCCTTGTTGATGAAAATCAAATGCGCTATGACTTAAACAATTGTGCTAAAAGATACACCGGCAAAACAAAAAATGAAAGTGATTTATATGCAGCAGCAAAAGATTGGGGTGTTGACGCCAAGGCAGAAATGTATAAACTACCTGCCATTTATGTCGGTGCATACGCAGAAAAAGATGCAGAAATAACTTTAGAGTTATGGCAAGAACTTAAAAAAGAAATACTTCACCAAGATATACAATCTATTTTTGATATGGAGACTGAGTTGTTTCCTTGTTTGGTTGATATGCGTTTCCTAGGGGTGCGGGTAGACGTGACAGCAGCCAATCAATTAAAAACAAAACTGACCAAAGAAGAAGAATCATTATTACACCAAGTGAAAAAAGAAACAGGAGTAGATACGCAAATATGGGCCGCAAGATCGATAGCTCAAGTCTTCGATAAATTGAAACTAGATTATGATAGAACTGAAAAAACACAGGCTCCTTCCTTTACTAAAAATTTTTTACAGAATCACCCCCACCCAACTGTGAAACGAATTGCCCAGGCCCGTGAAATAAACAAGGCCCATACCACGTTTATTGATACCATATTAAAGCATTCACATAAAGGTAGAATTCATGCTGATATAAACCAACTAAGATCAGATAATGGCGGAACTGTGACCGGTAGATTTAGTTACTCGAACCCAAATTTACAGCAAATTCCAGCTAGGAACAAGGACCTCGGACCTTTGATTAGGGCCTTATTTGTGCCCGAGGAGGGCCATACATGGGGTTGTTTTGACTATTCACAGCAAGAGCCTAGGTTGGTAGTGCATTATGCAGCTTTACAGAATCTCTATGGAGTGGACGATGTATTGGAAGCGTACCGTGAAGGGGACGCTGATTTTCACACAATCGTTGCTGAGATGGCAGAGATACCTAGATCACAGGCTAAGACCATAAATCTTGGCCTGTTCTATGGTATGGGTAAGAATAAACTACAAGCAGAATTAGGTGTATCTAAAGATGTATCAGATAGTTTGTTTAGACAGTACCACAACAGAGTACCATTTGTTAAACAGCTGATGGACAATGTCATGCAACGTGCGCAAGAGTCCGGTAAGATTAGAACGTTGCTGGGTAGACTGTGTCGTTTCCATTTGTGGGAACCGAACCAGTTTGGAATACATAAGTCATTGCCACACGATCAAGCGCTCTTGGAACACGGACCAGGGATCAAGCGTGCGTTTACATACAAGGCACTAAACAAATTAATACAAGGATCAGCAGCTGATATGACAAAAAAGGCTATGATACAATTACACAAAGAAGGAATTATACCTCATATACAAGTGCATGATGAACTTGATATATCTGTTAAAAGTCCTGAGCATGCACAAAAAATAAAAGATATTATGGAAAATGCTGTTGACTTAGAAGTACCTAACAAGGTAGATTATGAATCAGGTCCTAATTGGGGCCAAATAAAATAAAATTATGGCTTATTTAAATGCTGACATTCCACCAATTTATTGTAAGATAAGGAAGGAGTATTTATATGACTTGGAAAAACATCAAGGAGAATCTGTCGATTGCTGCGTCTTTAGTGTGGTCTCTATTACAGACAGGGCTCTCTTATTTAATATCATGCTACCGAATGGTGCATGCTTTTGGCGTCTACCTATCTCAGCGTTCTTTCAAGAAAAATTTGAAAGAAGCGAAGTCGTGGATATGCCAATCGACCAACTACAAATATGGAATAGCTTTAGTTATTATCCTAGTGTTCATTGTTTTAGTTTTTTAAGAGGTAAACGTGGAAAGTATTTTGGTAAGGATAAAATAAATTATCCTTTTGAGTACTTATTTACTATTGACTGGGGACATCCAGAGAGTAATATACTCGACACGGAGCATTCTGAAATTCCCGCAGAGCACAAATGTGCTCACATACTTGCCCTTGATAACGGTAACTATGCAGCACAACCAAACAATCGTATCTTATGGGATGCGCCTAATTACACAACAGATAGAGAAGTACCGGACTATACAGTCCAAAGCACTAGATGGAATGTAGAAAATAAAGATTGGTTGACAGAGGATAGTAAAAAAATGTTCTATAAGATTGATAAAAAATGAGGACGTTAAATGAATTTAGTAGACCTGTTAAAGAAAAATATAGTAATGGTACCGGTGGTAGCTTCAGTGCTAGTCGGAACATTTACTGGCGTTCGTTACATTGTAAATCTTACTGACACTATTAATCAAAACGAATTAAGACTTACTAATCTTGAAAGAGACGTAAGTGTATTAGAAAAAAATATTACAGATATCAATACAAGACTATCTTCTGCTGAAGCAACATGGCAGATGGCAGAAAATTTATATAGACAATTAGCTGATCAAGTTAGAGAACACAGTTATGATATCAAAGATCTTAACAGAGAAATAAATTATTAAGGTGACCTATGGAGATAGCCAGGATGAATTATTATTTTACAGG